ACCCAGCCTCGGTTCCCTCTCCTTGGATCCCTCGTGCGATTCACGTGATCTCTCTCTTCTATTTCATTATAAGAAAAAATGCCTACGATTCAGTCCCAATGGTGGTGTTTCACTGTCTTCTTTCTCTCCGCGGCTGCCCCCGACTTGGTGCCTCTCTTCGAGAACACCCACGTGAGTTACGCCTGCTGGCAAGAGGAAGAGTCTCCTACGACTCGACGACGCCATTTGCAGGGGTATCTCCAGTTGAAGGGAAAGAGAACCCTCGCGCAGGTGAAGTCACTCTTTGGAGACCTGAACCCCCACCTGGAGAAACAGCGTGCTCGTAAGACCGACGAAGCACGAGACTACTGTATGAAGGAAGAAACTAGGGTTTCTGGTCCCTTCGAATTTGGGGATTATTGCCCTAGTGGGTCCCACAAACGCCGACAACGGGAATCTGTAATTCGATCTCCGGTGAGAATGGCAGAAGAAAACCCATCTCTGTTCCGGCGAGTAAAAGCGAAAATTGCAGAAGAAGATTTCCAGAAGACCGCGCGCGAGATTGAAATTTTGAATTTGAAATCTTGGCAATTGCGCCTGCAGACGCTCCTAGAGAGGGCCCCAGATGATCGCACTATCTTCTGGGTGTATGGCCCCACTGGTGGAGAAGGAAAATCGACATTCGCGCGAGACCTGTATAGAAGTGGGACCTGGTTCTATACACGTGGTGGGTCTGCTGATAATGTCAGTTATCAGTATATAGGTCAATTAGGAAATAATATTGTTTTTGATATTCCTAGGGATAAGAAGGATTACCTTCAATATAGTTTAATAGAGATGTTTAAGGATAGGCTTATAGTTAGTAATAAGTACGAGCCTCTTATGGCTCCATTAATTAATTGTATACATGTAGTTGTAATGTCTAATTTTATGCCTGACTTTGAGAAGATTAGTCAGGATAGAGTCCATGTAATTCCATGTAGACCCTGTGGTGTTTGTCTTAAACACCACATAATTGAAATGAAATGCGAAGAATATGTGGATTAAACAATTTTGTTTCTTGAAGACAAGAAAGAATGAAATGAAAAAAAAAACAAAAAAAAACATGAGTCTTATTTTATTTCAAGAGAAAATATGGCCGCGCAGCGGCCCATAAAAATAAAAAGAATATTTGAAAAAAAAGAAAAAAAAAATGACTTTAATAAAAACGACAACGTTTTGAAAAAGTGGAATTGGGACTAAAATGTAAATATATGAAAGTTCTGTGCTCGCCAACAAAAGTAAATAAAAGATACGGTTAAGCGGAGTAAATATATGAAAGTTGAGTGGCGTCGCTGTAATTTCGAGCTTGGCTCCCAGGGATCCTAGGATATAAATAACACGTCACCGAGGCTGGTGTAGTATT